GTTCAACAACAACAGCGGTAGCAGCAGCCATGATTATTTCCTTTTATAAAGTTTAATTAAAAATACAAGAATAAGAGGAGAACCTTGTGAGTCCTCCCCTTGTACTTCAATTAAGCTGGAACAGCCAAGGCAACAGCGCCGTCATCGCGCAACTCAGCCACGCCGTACAGAGTATCAGCAGTGAACAAGTTAGCGAGGAACTGTTGTTGGTACTGAGTCTGCGAACGCACACCCATTTGCTCGACCAACACGAAAGCATCGCGGTGACCCATCAATGCGATACGTGCAGGTTGTGCAGCACCAGAGTAGTCGTCAGAAGCGTTAGGAGTATCAGCGTTGCTAGACACAAACACAGACACGCCGTACAAGCTACCAACTTCACCATTACGGATGGTGTTACCTTGACCAGCTTCACCAACGAAAGCTTGCTCAGTGTAACGAGCCAAACCCATCAAAGTGTTGCGGCTTGATGGAGGGATGATGAAGAAACGACCGTCCATAGGAGTATCCACGTCGTCCAAACGCTGAATAGTGCGGCGGATAGCAGCATCAGTCAAAGCAGCTTGGTTGTCAGAAGAAGTGCTATAGGCAGTAGTACCGTCAGAACCGATGAAAGCACCAGCGTAAGTACCGCCAGTACCGCTGTTCACGTAACCACCCAAACGGATGATGTCGGTGTCAACTTGCTTGCCCAAAGCGTAACCAGCGTCTTCAGTGTAGAAAGAACGCAAGCTATTCAATGCTTGAGTAGCAACGATGTCTTCGATCAAACGGCTGTATTCGTAGTGTTTGTTGATGTACACTGGAATATCAGTATCGGTGTTAGCGATCAAGGTCACTGCGTTAGCAGCAGTCTTGGCAGAGGCAGAACCACGTGAAGGGCTAGGAATGTGAACGGTGTCACCTTTCTTGCCACGGTGAGACATTTTCTTGATGAGGTTAGCTGCAACCAAGTTTTTCTTGTATGCGGCAACGATCTCATCGGACCAAATCTCAGGGATAAACGCATCAGCGTTGGAAGTTGTAACAGCATTGGTTGCTGCAAAAGTAGCGGCCATTTTTAAAGCTCCTAGATAATATTAAAAATAATAAGTTATTTAACACGACCCTCAGCGTAGGCCTTCATGATGTCATCAGATAAGGCTTCATAGCGAGCAGGGTCAGTCATACGTAGACGGATCAGATCAGCCCGTCGATAAACCTTCTTAGAGGATTCACCAGTACCGCCTACATCTACTCCAGCAGCCTTCATCGCAGTTTGACGGGCAACTTCTCCAGCTGCTTTAGTCTCTTGTGCTTTGATAGACTTGATCTGTTTGAATGTAGACAACAACTCATTGGCACTGTCGTAATCATATTCAGCGTCTGCTTTAGTGTACAAGCCCATGCGAACGGGTGACGATTTTACCCAGTTAACGAACTCGGGATCTTGTACAACTTGTGTGAAATCAGGGTGATCTGAATTCAACTTCTGCTGAATCTGCATCTTCTTGAATTGCATTGCAGCTTCACGAGCGGCAATAACATCAGGGTGAGATGACAGTTCCTTTTGAATTGCTTTCTTGGGATCTTCAAAAAAGTCAATTTCAGGCTCTTGTGGCTCAATATGCTGAGTCTTATTTGATGCGAGGCTTTGCTTCAGGAGTTCATCAGCTAATTTACGAACCTCACCAACCTCTTGAGCTTGCTTACCAATGAGCTTTTCAGCCTCTTGGTGCATCTTAATGATATCTTCTGCTGTCTTACCCTTGTATTTTTCGGGGACTTCAAAAGATGATGGTTGTTGTTGTTCTTGAGTTTGCTGTGCTGTCTGCTGCATCTCTACAGCTTCAAGTTCACTACCCGTGCTCAACTCTTCGTTGTCATCCACTAACATATCGATTTCCTTTCCTGCCGGTATAACGGTTCTAGGATATAATTTAAAAATAGAAACTACTTCTCGGCCTTTTAAGACGGCTTATGAGTTTTGTTTTCTTTCTTGAACAAGCTTTTCAGCATGTTTTCGCTCCCATGCGTCATAGGCACTTGGAAAAGAGCCTGTAATGCCTTCTAACTTCATCATAGGAGCAGAGACTATTCGATCAGCTTTGGAACCACACTCTTTGCAGAGCATTGTGAATTCCTCCACGTCAATGAAAGCCTCGGTTTTATGGGAATTCTCACAGAGAAACTCAAATATGCGACGAGCCATAATTAAATGT